AAATAGAGAATGGATAGAGAAAGAAAAAGAATTTGAAAATAGAATGAAAGAACAACGTGAAGAATTCTATAAAAGAAATAGACATATTACTAAAGATTTAGATAAACACTTTAGGGAGTGAACGGAATGAGTGATTTCAAAATAATAACTTCAGAATTAATTAGCAAAGGTATTGAGTTTGAAATAGAAGATGACACCTTGATTGTCGGCGATTGTTCAGTAATCAATTATAGCGACGTGTATTTTTGCTATATATAAGTGGATTAAAGCAGAGAAAAGAGTTAATGAGTTACAGGAAGATAAACATGGATTGCAATTAGATAAGTTACATTTAGAAAGAGAGGTATCTTGGTTGAAAAATAAGGATAATAACGAACAAGGCACTTATGTTGTCGAGGTTAATAAAGATATATTTTTAAAGAAAATGTATATACCACACCATATCGAAATAGCCGACCATTCCAATGGTATCTATTTTACATTTGTAGGATTAGAGCAAGCTAGTATTTTCCGTAGCTTATCAGAGGCAAAAGCACATGCTACAAAAAGTGGAGGACAAGTACTACAACACAAACCTAATTTAGAGGTAGTAGAATGACTTGGTGGATAGTGATTATTCCAGTTATGTATCTCGTTTGGTTGTGTGTAAAGAGTAAGAACGGAGGTTAACTTAATGGATAATATATTTAACGTTGATGGTAGTAAAAGAGAAAAACCTAACATTCAGAACCAAATATATGAATTGAAATCAATTTTTCCTTTAATACTTGAAGTGGCTAGATTGAAATCTGAATATCAACATGAGAGGTTAACTAGTTTAAGACAACAAGGTTTTACGGAAGAGCAAGCATTAGAAATCATTAAAGTGGAGCGTACACCTTACGACCAATATTAAACATAAGGGGGACAATTATGTTTTATAAATCTAAGTGGATGAAATTAAAGGATTTAGTTTTTAATTTAATTTTGATGATGCAAAACGATAAAGACCGTAGCACCCATATTAAAATCGGTGAAATTGCAGCTTTAGAAGCAATATTAAATAAAATGGATGAAATAGACGGCGGTAATGATTTTCAAAATTTAAAGTATGAAGAACACAAAAAGCGAATTAATAAAAAAAGAAACTAAAGAGAATGGAGGGTAAGGATGGGATTAAGAAAATCAACGCAACGCTATTTAGAAAGTGAATTAAGCAATTATAGGCATATAGATAAAGATATCCAACGTGTGAGAGAAGAAGTATTGAACCCTTGGCAACCCACTGACACTAATATTGGCGGAGATAAAGTGCATAGTAACGTTAGTGTCACGGAGATAAAAGCAACGCGTGTAGTGAATGATAGACGTTTATCTCAGTTAGCTAGAATGAAGTCTGCTATAGATATTGTATACCAAACAAGCAGTGAAGAAAGTCAACAACTCATGGATATATATTATTTTAAAAAACCGAGAACATTAAATCTTACTGGTGTTGCTCAAGAAATATGTGTAAGTAAATCTACAGCGTATGAGTTGAGAAGAGAAATTCTTACTAAATTAGCTGATGAGTTAGGGATATTACATTAGGAGTGAAAATATGAAAGCTATAGAGATTTTAGAAACACTATCAACAGAAATCAAAAAAGGAGAAAATGTAGGTCAAATTGGGATTATGGTTCAAATAAAAGATGATGAGATGTTAAAAGAAGGAAAGAAAGCTAAAAGTATTTTGGAAGCATTTGTTAATAAAGTAGAACTGAAAGTAGTGGGAGCTGGTAACTATAATTTATCTCAGTTTACAAGCAATGATTATCCAGTTTTTCGATTAAGTGCCGGACCTTTTGGAAAAATTCTGGAAAAATGAACTCGGAAAGTCGGTTACTATGATAGTGTAAGTTATTAGATGACTTACCTCGTGTAAACCTTTCTATCATTTATTCCTTTTAAAACAAAACGAACATTTTTTCTCCTTTGAACCTATCCGATAGATTAGTCGGGTAGGTTTTGTTATATAAAAAATAAATAAAGTTATTAACGTGAGAGTTGGTGATATATGAGATGACAAAAATGCAAAATAATGCAACATTTGGCGCGTATTTAGAGTTAACTAAGAAACAGCAAGAATATATACGCCTCAAAAACGAAACGGATTTGAATGAAGGTGAAATCGCTTCTGAAATTGATGTAAACCGTTCTACTATCTCGCGATGGAAAAACAACGATAAATTTAGAGAAGGTTTCAAAGGCTATCAAGTAGAATATTTATCTAATCAAGTACCTAAAGCACTACAAACAATGATTAACTTGTTAGATGCTAAGAGTGAATTGGTTAGGTTTCAAGCGTCTAAGGATATATTAGACCGTTCAGGTTATACTCCAGTAGATAAACAAGAATTAGAATTAACTACCCCTACAATTATTAACAACATTCCATTAGAGGATTAACTATGGAAGTACAGTTAGATAAAATCGTTGGTGGAGGATATAACCAATTTTTTAATAACAAAAACTTTTACAGAGTTGTGAAAGGTTCAAGGGGTAGTAAAAAATCTAAGACGACTGCAATTAATTTTATTTATAGAATTATGGAGTATAACTGGGCAAACTTACTTGTTGTCAGACGTTTTAGTAATACTAACAAGCAATCGACATATACCGATTTGCGTTGGGCTACAAATAGACTGGGAGTCAAGCACTTATTCAAATTCAATGATAGTTTACCGGAGATAACGTATAAACCCACCGGCCAAAAAATATTATTTAGAGGTCTTGATGATCCTTTGAAAATAACATCTATAACAGTAGAAAATGGCATACTTTGTTGGGCTTGGTTTGAAGAAGCCTATCAGATAGAAACGTTCGATAAATTTAGTACTGTCGTCGAATCTATACGTGGTTCTGTCGATGACCCAGAATTCTTTAAGCAAATCACTATAACGTTCAACCCATGGAGTGAACGTCATTGGCTTAAACCTACATTCTTTGATGAAGATACTAAGCTAAACAATACATTTTCATACACAACGACATTTAGAGTTAATGAATGGCTAGATGATGTCGATATTGCACGTTATGAAGACTTGTATCGTACCAACCCTAGACGTGCCAGAATTGTTTGTGATGGCGATTGGGGAGTAGCAGAAGGATTAGTATTTGAAAACTTTGAAGTTAAAGAGTTTGATTGGGTTAAAAAGTTAAAAGATAAACAAGTTGTAGCACATGGCAGTGACTTTGGTTTTACTCAAGACCCAACAACACTTGTTAGTACTATTGTAGATACACAGAACAAAGAATTGTGGATATACGACGAATATTACCAAAGAGGTATGCTTACCGACGAGATATATCAAATGTATATAGATAAAGGATTGAAAAATGCCGAAATAGTAGCTGATAGTGCAGAAAAACGTTTGATTACCGAAATTAAGCGCAAGGGTATTTCGAACATAAAACCATCTGTAAAAGGTCAAGGTTCTATCATGCAAGGCGTTCAATTTATACAAGGGTTCAAAATATACGTACATCCATCTTGTGAACATACGATAGAAGAATTAAACACTTATACATTTGATCAAGACAAAGACGGTAACTGGTTAAACAAGCCTATAGATGAAAATAACCACATACTTGATGCTTTGCGTTATAGTTTAGAGAAATTCCACTTCCCTAGAAATAACAAAACAAACGTCAATATTAAGAAAAACATTAGCCGTGCTAAAGCTATGGGCTTATAAGGAGGTAACACATGGCACACGTTAACAACTTTGAAAGAGATCTTGAGCGTCGTCAAATGCGTGATGAGATATATAGACGTGACGCAGTTGAAACGTACAAATACGATGGCACAGTACAAGACTTGTTAGATAATCCTAACGATATCAGTGACTTCATTCGTCATCATTTAGAGGCGCAAGTTCCAAGGCTACAAATGTTAGATGATTACTATCAAGGTTTAAATTTCAATATCATGCGTAACAAACGTCGGAGAGAGAAACACTTAGCAGATAATAGAGCGGCACACGATTTTGCTTCATATATCACTGACTTTATTAATGGTTATTGCTTCGGACATGCAATACAAGTGCAATCAGATAAAGAGATGACACAAAGTAAATTAAATGAGTTACACAGTCTTAACGATGTAGATAGTCACAATCGCTCTTTAGGTTTAGACTTGTCTATCTTTGGTAGAGCGTATGAATACATTATACGTAACCAAGAAGATGAGGTTAGATTTTACAAATCAGATCCACGCAATACTTTTGTTATATATGATACAAGCGTAGAGAAGAATAGTTTGATGGCTATTAGATATTGGAAGGTAGCAACAGAAGATAGCGTAGAGTTAACGGAAGTTGAAAGTAACATTTACTATGTTGATGTTATTACAGATCAAGCAACATATTTCTACGAGGCGAACAGCGTAACTAACTTAGAATTGTCTGAACGCAAACCACCAGAGGCGCATTCATTCGGTAAAGTTACTATTACAGAATTCAGCAACAATGAAAAACGTAGAGGAGACTTTGAAAAGGTTATTCCCCTTATTGACTTATATGATGAAGCGCAATCAGATACAGCTAACTATATGAGTGATTTAAACGATGCAATGTTGTTAATTAAAGGTAACGTTGATTTAAACGAAGAGGTAGCAACTTTACAAAAAGAAGCAAACGTATTTCATTTAGCACCTCCTGAATACGCAACAGTGGACGACAAAGTCACTGAAGGTAATGTAGACGCTCAATACATCTATAAACAATATGATGTAAGTGGCGTTGAAGCATATAAGACACGAATTGCTAAAGACATTCACACGCTTACTAACACACCAGACATGACTGATGAAAACTTTGGAGGTCAACAATCTGGAGAAGCCATGAAATATAAGCTATTTGGTTTAGAACAACGTACAGCAATCAAAGAAGGATTGTTCCGAAAAGGATTGGTTAGACGTTACAAATTAGTTGGAGAAATTATGAGTATCAATAGAGAAATAGACAAGGACAACCTTAGAGACTTGATATTCACATTCACAAGAAACTTGCCTAAGTCACTGACAGAAGAAATGCAAATGTACATCAATTCTGGTGGAGAAATCAGTCAGAGAACATTAATGTCTCTGGTTTCTTTCATAGACAATCCAAAAGATGAAGTTGAACGTATCAGAAAAGAGCAAGAAGAAAAGATAAAACATTCTGATGAGTTGATGTTCAATGATCTAACTGATAGCCAACCATCGGAAGAAGATGACGAAACACCTTACAATAAGGGGTGATAATACATGACTTATTGGGACGATAGAGCGAAAGAAATCATCAAAGATGAAACACTAAGTGATAAAGAAATGTCGCTCGAAATAGAACGTATTATCAACAACATGATTAATGATATTGAGAATGAGATATCTAAGTTCTACGCTCGATATGCAGACAGCGAAGGTATTAGTATTTCAGAAGCTAAAAAGAAAATTGATAACTTCGATGTTCAATCTTTCGCTAATAAAGCTAGAAAATATGTACAAGATAACGACTTTAGTGAGAGAGCAAATAGAGAACTAAAAAGATATAATACTGCGATGTACGTAAACAGAGAAAAGCTACTAAAAGCGCAGCTAGGATTAATTGTAACGTATTCATACGCAAAGATAGAGCAATCAATGTACAACTATATGGAAAGTGCTTATTATCGCTCGTTAAAGCAACAAGCGGGCATATTAGGTGAAACGTTACATGTATCATTAAGTGATGTTAAAACGATCGTTACTGCACCTTTCCAAAACTCTAATTGGTCTCGTAGGCTATGGCGTGATATGAAAGTTGTTCGTGCTCATGTTGAAAAGGCTACAAGCCAAGTATTGTTAAGAGGACGACACCCTTATGAGTTTGTGAAAGAGTTCAGAAAAGAAACAGGTAATAGTACTTACGAAATAAGACGTTTACTCATAACAGAAAGTGCTAGAGTGCAAACGTTAGCTGCAAAGCGTCATATGTTAGAACAACATGGACCTGATGCAGAATATGAATATCACGCTAAGATTGATGGTAAGACAACAAAAACCTGTAGGCACTTAAACAATAAAGTATTTAAAGTCAAAGATATGAAGCCTGGTGTGAACGCTCCGCCTATGCATCCTTTTTGTCGGAGTGCTGTAGCGCCACACATCAATCCTAATTGGAGAGATGAATTCTTTGAAGAACGCAAAGGAAGATATTCACTATAAGGAGGTGTTGTAATTGGCAGAAACAAACGATGTAACAAATACGCCGCCAGTTACCAACGAAGGTACTGCAAAAGAAATTGTAGATAATTCCATAGGCGATTATGAAGATGCAGATTGGGAAGAAGAGGAAATCATCGATACAGATTTCAGCGATGAAGAAGATTCAGAATATGAAGATGACTTTATGGATTCAGATGACGAAGAATTTGAAGAAGAGAATTGGGAAGAAGATTACGATTTTTCAGATGACTTTGATCAAGAAGATTTAGATTTCTTAGAGGGACTTGGTGGTTCTGGAGATGAAATAGAAGAAGAGTACGAAGAGGATTACGAAACAGAAGAAGGCCTTTATGATGTAACTGAACTTGATAGCGACACAATTGATGAGTTTGACAAGTACGATGAAAGTTACTTGCAAGATAGATTAGATGATGTGTATGACGAATACAATCAGATATTTAATAAAGAGCCATCAGATATCATCAAAGATAGTATGACAACTCAAGAGAAGATAGACAAAATTGTTGATGCAATTCAAGAGGGTGGAAACGGTGTGTAATGAACGTATCGCTAAAGCTCTCGAAGGCATTCAATATGAATTGAAACGATTGAATGACTCAAACCCTAGTAACCAAGCACAAGTGAAACAGAAAGAACCTGAGAAGAAAGAGTTTAAACCTAAAAATTTCATCTGAGGTGGTACTTATCTCAAAACGTGAAGCAGTTGGTCCTGGCGTTACCGCGCCAATATCTCGTCAGTAGGATACGTTAACCTACCCGACCTCAGTAAGTCGTTAAACTGCTAATAATGTAATCAACTGGATTAATACAATGTAATAAACATAAACATCAGCACACTTTATTGGGCTTAACCGCACTATAATGGGTGCTTTTTTTATGCGTAAAATCATTCGTGTTAAGACTGTTTGAAAGGACGATATAAATGAATGAAATTAAACGATTAAAGCTAAATTTACAGCATTTCGCTGAAGATAATCCAAATGATCCTGAAGGAAAAGGTAAACAAAGTGGAAATGACCAAGGCGATGATGACAAAGAAATTTTTGAATTAACTCAAAGTGAGTTAGATAGTCAAAAACACAAGGCTGTAAATAAAGCATTAGCAAATCAAGAGAAAAAATTCGAACAAAGGCTAAAAGAAGCTGTTGAAAATGCACGTTCTGAAGCTGAAAGCTACGCTAAGTTAACTGAAAAAGAGAAGAAAGACAAAGAATTTGAGAAACGTGAACAAGCTTTAGCAGAAAGGGAAAAGAAATTCAGATTACGTGAACTCAAAGCTGATGTGGAGAACGACCTTAAAGACAAAGGTCTACCTACTTCATTTGCAGAGTCACTAATCCATTTGGAAGATAACGAACAAATCAATGAAGTTGTCAACGCGATTAAGGAAGATTTCGACAGAGCAGTTCAAGAACAAGTAAAAGAAGCTACTCGTCAATCAACGCCGTCTGGACAACGAAGTGATGTATCTAGTAACAAAAAGACAAGTGATAGTTTTGCAGAAATAGCAAGACAAAATAGAATAATTCAATAAAATGGAGGCATTATAAATGGCAAACGTAAAACCACAAACATTCAATCCAGATAATGTAATGATGCATGAGCACAAAGAAGGGGAATTGTTAAACGATTTCAACGAGCCTATTCTTTTAGATGTATTGCAAAACTCTAAAATCATGCAATTAGGTAAATACCAAGATATGGGAGGAAAGTCAGAGAAAAAGTTCACTTACTGGGCAGATAAACCAGGCGCTTACTGGGTAGGAGAAGGTCAAAAAATTCAAACTTCTAAACCTAGCTTACTTGAAGCATCTATGCGTTCACACAAAATAGCTGTAATTGTTTTAGCGTCACGTGAATACTTAAACTACACTTATTCTCGTTTCTTTGAAGCAATGAAACCTCAAATTGCAGAACAATTCTACAAAAAGTTTGATGAAGCCGGTTTATTAAACATTGATAACCCGTTCAAACAATCCGTTGAACAATCAGCTGTTTCTTCTAAAAATGTTGTGAATGGTGATATTAACTTAGATAACGTATTAGCATTAGAGGACGCTTTATTGGAACACGATGTTGAACCTAACGCTTTCTTATCTAAAACACAAAATCGCACTGCGTTACGTGGAGTTCGCGATAAAGATACTAAAGAAAGCTACTATGACCGTGCAAGTAACACTTTAGATGGATTACCTGTAGTTGACCTTAAATCAGACAATTTCAAAAAAGGCGACTTATACGCTGGAGATTTCAACAAAGTATTCTACGGCATCCCTTACAACTTGTCTTACAAAATTTCAGAAGATGGTCAATTATCAACTGTACAAAATGCTGACGGTTCACCAGTAAACTTATTCGAACAAGAATTAATCGCTTTACGTGTAACTATGGATGTTGCATTCCATATTGCAGATGATAAAGCATTCGCTAAATTAACAGCTGGTTCTGCTTCAACTGGTGGAAATACTGAAACCGTATAATTAATCTAGGAGGTCTTACAATGGCTTATTCTTACAAAGTAGTTCGATCATTCATAGATAAAGAAGATGGTAAAGAATATAAAGTAGGACATGAATTCCCTACTGATATTACTAATGAACGTATCGAACAACTATTCCATAAACAAAACGAATATAATGAGCAATATATCGCTTTAGATGTTGATGCTAAAGCAACAAAAACTGAATTGTTAGAAATAGCTAAAAAACATGGCGTAGACGTATCTAAGGACGATACAAAAGCGGTAATTATAAAAACATTGGAGGGATAACATGGCTACATTAGAAAATGTAAAAATGTTACTCTCTATCGATGATGATAAGCAAGATGAACTACTCAAAATAATCATAAACAATACAGAAAAGCGTTTGATTAGTTTACTCCCACTTGAAACCGAGGAAATACCTGAAAGACTCGAGTACATCGTGGAAGAAGTATCAGTCAAACGCTTTAATCGTGTTGGCGCTGAAGGAATGACACAAGAAAGTGTTGATGGTCGTTCTAATACTTTTCAAAGTAATGATTTTGATGAGTATATGGATGTTATTGATGCTTTATTTCCGAAAGAGACAAGTAAACGTGGTAGAGGTGTTTTCTATTGAGATACAACAAGCGTGTGAAGTTCTCTAAGGAAATTAAAGGTGGTTATAATCCTAAAACAAGTAAGTACGATGTTAAGGAGCAAGTGTACAACGAAGTTCCTTGTAATATATCTCCTTTATCCCCGCAACGTACTAATCTTGAGTATGGAGATGTAACCAAAGATATTAACGTCATTCGCTTAAATGGTCGTTTTGAACCAAAAGTGACTCATGCTTATATCAAAGATTCAAAGTACATTATCACTAAACGTATCGACTATGAACACGACACTGTATTCTATGCAGAGGAGGTTAAATAGTGGCTGGAGATATCGATGCTCTAATTAGAAAGCTAGACCGAATGCACAGTAGCATTGATGATGACGTTGACGAAGTGCTCAAAAACAATGCTGGCGAGTTCGCTAGAGATACTGTTGTGAGTGCTAAGTCAGTAATGAATAAAGGTTACTGGACAGGTAACTTAGCTAGAATGATCAGAGATACAAAAATTGGCGATATGAAGTATGCTATTACCTCTAACGCTGGGTATTCGGGAAATGGAATCCCGCCTATGTTGGTAACAGCATAGTGAACAACCGGGCAATATCGGGGGAACTCTTTAATTTATTAGTGTTTTTTGAAGTTGGCACATGGTATAATATACCTAAGAGGTGATACCATGATTAAAAGAGATGAAAAAGGAAATATTGTCGATAACCCTAGAATTAAAGATAAAACAGGGCAAAGATACGGTAGATTGGTAGTTAAAGAAATAGATTTAAATAAGGCATCGCGAAAAACATTTTGGATATGCGAATGTGATTGTGGAAACATTGTTTCAATTAGAAGTGATACATTAGGTTCAACAAATTCATGTGGTTGTTTAAAGAAAGAACAAGATTTTAAGAATTTACACTTAAAAAACAAGCAACTTCATGGTTTGACAAAGCACCCAGCATATTCACGTTGGCGCGCTATGATGCAACGTTGTTACAATCCTAAATCTGAAAGGTATTCTAGATATGGTGGACGTGGTATCAAAGTTTGTGATGAATGGCATGATGTTGAAACATTCATAAAATGGGCTGAAGAAAATGGTTTCTCAGAAGAATTAAGCATAGAGAGAATCGATTTAAATGGTAATTATGAGCCTAGTAATTGCAAATGGATACCTTTAGAAGAACAACGGTGGAATACTTCTTATAATGTTTGGCACGAATATAGAGGTTTAAGATTAACTACTATGCAATGGGCTAGAAGATTGAACATTCCAAGACATGAAGTCTGGAGTTATCGCTCAAAGAATATTCCTTTTACTGATATCATCGAAAAATACTGGAAAGACAATCCCGAGATAACTGACTAGATTGCGAAAGGCTAGTCAGCATCGTAGAGCATACCAGATGAATAAATATAATTCTGGCAAGAGTGTCCGGCAACCAATAATGGTTGTCTTTTTTATTGGTTGAAAAGATATGCCGAACTTACTGGTGACAGTAAGAAGTAGTGGATAAAAAGCCACTACGATAACAAAAAGATTCCTAGAATATGGTACGCGTTACATGGCTCCTGAAACGTTTATGTTCCCTGTTTATGAAAGATATACAAGGAAAGTCAGAGAGGACCTCGAGAGATTAATAAACGGTAAAACGGGGGGCATGTAATGAAACAATCAGCTAAACTTCAACTATTCAATTACTTATATGAAAAATTTAGTGAACTTGGTGTCCCTGTTATTGAAACAAAAGAGTTAAACCAAGAGTTGTCTTATCCCTTTATCGCTATTCAAACTACTACAGATAGCATGAACGTGTTAACTTTTGACAGTTTCGGTGGTAATCCTACCGCTACCGTTCATTTGTGGGGTTTAGATGATGATAAAGGGATAAACGATAACTTGCTTATGCAAGTTCAAAATATCATGTTAGACGATATTCAACTCGATGGTTTTAGTTTGTTTAATCCACAGTTAGATATCAACGAAGCTATCGAAATAGAAAGTAATCAAGCATTATCACATATAACAATAAATATTGAATACACAAGTCATTAATTGGCTTGTTTTTTTTATAATTTTTTAGGAGGGCAAAACCTATGGCAATTAAACAAGGTACTGATGAGTTAGTCTTGATTCGTAAGGCTGGCGATAAAAAAGATGCAAATAAAGTAATGTGGGTAACAGAATTAGAACGTGAAACTGAAAAAGACAGAGATACAGAAGCTACTGTAGATGGTCCTGTTAACTCTGGAGGTACATTAGAGTCAACAGTTACGATTAACTGCTACATGAACCAAGACGACACGTTATGTGATGAAATTGAAGATGCTACCGAAGAAGATACCCCTTATGAATTATGGGTTATCAATAAAAAAGTTAAAAACAAAGATGGAAAATATAAAGCAGAATATCGTCAAGGATACTGGAATAGTATTGACCGTACTAACGACGCTGAAGATATCGCAGAATTTGAAACTGAATTTGGTGTATATCTTAGAAAAGTTCGTGGTTGGGCAACATTACCAGAACAAATCGAGAAAAACAAAGCTGCTTATGGCTTCCACGATACTGTTGCTGCAGATCCAGCTGACGATGGCCTTGTGTCAGAAATCCCGCAACCTAACGAACCAAGTACAGCAGAAACTGTATAACATCGAGGGCTTGATGCCCTCTTTTTCTTTTTTGACTAAATTTAAAGTGAGGTAATTAAAAATATGGAAATCAAATTTAACGGTAAAACAATCGAATTATCATTTGGATTAAAATTCTTAAACATCATTGATAAAGAAATGGGCATGGAAGCTGAACAAGTTAACTTTGGTAAAGGTACAGAAATGTTAGTACCTGCATTAGAAAGCCACAGTGTAGTAGATGTTGCAAAAGTAATTAAAGCTGCAACAGCACAAGAAAAAGGCGCTCCTAAAACAGAAAAGGACTTAGAAGAAGTTGTTGAGAATGTTATTGAAAATACTGGTCTTGAAGAATTCTGTAATGAAGTTATCGAGGAACTGGGAAAGCGTGTTTTAACCCAAAACCTCGTTCCGAAAAAATACAAAAAGAACAGCAAGAAGTAGAGGAAGAAGTATTAACGTTTGATCGTATTGTTATCTTATGCATGAGTAAGCTCAAAATCTATGATTTAGATGTCATAGAGCGAATGACACTTAGGGAGTTTAACTATCGTATGTACGCCTTAGAATATGAACAACTAGATAGAGACATGGATATGTACAAACTAGCATTTGCTATTAGAGACGCTGCTGCAGAGAAAAAGAAACGTGGCGGTAAAAAAGGCGAGACAGAATATCGTTTCAAAAGTGCAGACGATATCATGCATTATCAAGAGAACATTAAACGATTAGACAGGGGCGAACCTGTGAAGTTCGCTTCTGAAAGCAAATTTGAGGAGAATATGCCTCCGAAAGATTTACTTCAACAAATTGCAAAACTTAATAAATAAGGAGGTGGGAACACGTGGCAGAAGCTAACTATAGTATTAAAGCGACGATTGAAGCTAACGCTAAAAAGTTCAAAAACGCTATACAAGCAGCTAAAAACACAGCAGAGCGTTTTAAAGGTACTATGGATAAAATCAAAGATAATGAAATTGATGCAGATGCATCAGGTGTAACTAGCGCAGTAAACAAAGCTAAAAAAGAAATAGAATCATTTAATAACACTCGTGCAGAAGCTGACCTTGATATAGATATTGACGAAGTTAAAAGCAAAGTACAAATAGCTGAAGAATATGTACGCAAATTCGATGCTTACAGAGGCGACGCAGAGTTAGACGCTAATGTAGCAAGCGCGAAAGCTAATATTGAAGAAGCACAAGCATATTTAGAACGCTTCGACGGATCAAATGCTAATGCACATGCTGATGTTGACGCAAGAAGAGCTATATCAACGTTATCTAAGCTACAGATTGATTTAGATATGTTTGACGGAAATTCTTATAGTGCTCATTTAGATGCAGACGCAACTAAAGCACGTGTCGCTATAGCTGAAGCTAAAAAGTCGCTTAATAGCTTTGCGAGACAAAAAGCGAAAGCTACTGTCGAAGTTAACGAAGGCGCTGCTGTGTCTAAGATTTTAGCACTTAAAGCAATGTTACGTTCAATTCCTAACCGAATACACACTAGGATAGATGTTGATTCAGATAAAGCACAAGGCGCATTTAGAGCAATGGTAGCTGGTATTGATAGTTCTATGAACTCATGGAACGCTTTAGCTACACGTATCAGAACAATTGGTACCGTAATTTCTAACATGATAAAGGGTTCTTTAATTTCCAATATAACGTTGGTAGTTCCTATCATTGCTTCGATGGTTCCTGCATTATTTGCTGTTCTTAACGCTATCGGGGTTGTAGCTGGTGGAGCTGCAGGATTAGCAGCTGCATTTGGTGTTGCTGCAAGTGGCGTTATGGGATTTGGAGTTATGGCTGCAAGTGCTATAAAAATGCTTAACGATGGAACTCTACAAGCTACAGCTGAAACGAAAAAGTACGAAAGCGCCTTACAAGGTGTTCAAGATGCTTGGCAAGGTATTATAGAGAAAAATCAAAGTCAAATCTTTAACACAATGGCTAATGGCTTAAACATGATTAAAGTGGCATTAGCAGGTTTGTCTCCTTTCATTAGTGGCGTGTCAAAAGGAATGGAACAAGCGAGTGCTAAAATGCTTGATTGGGCTAAAAACTCTCAAGTTGCACAAAAGTTTTTCCAAATGATGGGCACAACAGGAGTAAGAATATTCAATAATATGCTAAGTGCAGCAGGCAATTTTGGTAGTGGTGTAGTAAGTGTTCTCACACAACTAGCGCCACTTGCAGATTGGGCTGCAGCTGGATTTAAACGAATGGGACAAGCTTTTAATTCTTGGGCGCAGTCATCGGCTGGACAAGAAGCTATTAGATCCTTTGTTGAATATACTAAACAGAACTTACCGTTAATCGGACAAATATTCGGAAATACCTTCAAGGGTATTTTTAACCTCATGAAAGCATTTGCACCGAATACACACTCTATATTAGAATCACTTGCTCAAATGTCTGAGAAGTTCGCTTCTTGGAGTGCTACAGTAGCACAATCAGATGGATTTAAGAAATTTATGGATTATATCAACACGAATGGCCCTAAATTAATATCGCTACTAGGTAATATAATCCAAATCATTATAAATGTTGGTACTGCAATGGCACCACTAGCTGCAGCTGTATTAGATGTTGCTATTGCGATTACAGATTTTATCGCTAAATTAACGGAGGCGCACCCTGCTATTGGTATATTATTAGGCTTAATCGCTACATTAGCTGGTGTATTCATGACTTTAGGACCGCCTATCTTAGGTATTATCGACTTTATTGGGACGTTCGTCAAAGCATTGACTGGTGCAGGAACGGTTATAGAAGCACTTAGTGCGATTGGTTCAGCACTTAGTGGAGCATTAGATACTGTTGCTTTAGCATTCATGTATTTAGATGCTCCGATAATAGCTATTGTTGCAGCAGTTGCAGCAGTAATCGCTATATTCGTTGCTTTATGGAACTCATCATCAGTATTACGTAATGCCTTAATAGGTGCGTGGAATGCCATTAAAAGTGCTGTTGGAGCAGCGATACAAGCAGTTATTGGCTTCTTAGGAGATTTATTATCTCAAGCGCAATCCATTATGGGACCTCTTGTACCTATATTTAAAAATGCTTGGGATACAATCGTGCAAATTGTTGAAACAGCAGTTAAGTTAATCTCTCCAATTGTTTCGCAAGGTTTCCAAGCATTAGTTGCTGTTGTAAGTACGGTTTGGACTGTAATATCTACAGTTATTAAAGTTGCTTTTGATGTGATCATTGGAATTATTACTGTAGCTTTACAGATACTTAGTGGCGACTGGTCGGGTGCTTGGCAAACAATATTAAAAGTTGGGCAAACAATTTGGCAAAACATTGTTTCTGCAGCTCAAGCTATATGGGATATTTGGAGTAAATATCTACAACAAACTTGGCAAAATGCAGTCAACTTCTTTAGTACAATATTTGGCGCATTAGTTGGTATTGCAACTTCAATTTGGAATTCAATTGTTAATGCTATTATTTCTGTAGTTAGTGGATTGGGAACTTTCTTATCTAATATATGGAGTACAATTGTTGCTATGGCACAATTCCAATGGAATGTTTTAGTATCTGCAGCACAAACTATTTGGGGTGCGATTGTTAATGTTGTAATGACGGTAGTTAATGGTTTAAGCACATTCCTTGCTAACGTATGGAACGCAATTATTACCTTAGCTCAAATACAATGGAATGTTTTAGTAACAGTAGCACAAACGATATGGACTGCTATTGTTACAGTAATAACAACTATAATTACAACATTGGTTACAATTGTTACTACAGTTTGGACGGCAATTGTTACAGTTACACAAACTATTTGGACAGTTCTTGTTACTATTGCTCAAACAATTTGGACTGCAATATCAACTATTATTATGACAATTGTTAATATCATCGTTACTATCGTCACAACAGCTTGGACAACGATTTTAACTGTAACTTCAACTGTTATGACGACTATATCAACTATCATATCGACCGTTTGGAGTGCTATATCGAGCATTATCAGTACTATCGTAGGACTTATTGTATCTATCGTAACAAATGGTTGGTCGATGTTAAGTTCTATAACAAGTTCTATTATGTCTGCAATATCTTCTCTGATATCTTCCTTGTGGAATTTTATAAAAAATACAATCATAAATTCGGTTATGGGTGCTGTTCATGCAGCGATAAGTGGATTTACGAACATGCTTAGCTCCATTAGTTCGGCTATGCGTGGTATTGTAAACGCAGTAATCAATGGTATGCAAAATGTTGTAAACAGCGTGAGAAGTGGTGTGAACAACGCATTAAATGCAGTCAGAAGCTTTGTAGGTCGATTTGTAAGCGCTGGTAGAGATTTAATCATGGGAATGGTTAACGGTATTAAACAAGCTGCTGGTGCTGTAGTGAATGCTGCTAAAAATGTTGCAAGTTCAGCAATCAACGCTGTCAGAGGTGTCCTCAATTCACATTCTCCTTCAAGAGTTATGATGGGAATTGGTGGAGATTTTGGAGAAGGTTTTAAAATCGGTATTGATGATAAAAAGAAATCAGTTGCAAACATTGCAGGAGGTTTAGGATCCAGTGCAATAAAAGCAGTTAAGAATGCTGTTAATCCTTCAGATGTATTAGGCGATGTTAGAAGTACTTTGAAAAACAGTAATCTTAAAGTTCCAGATATTCAAGGAGATATCAAAAACGCGAGCGCATCAGCTAATGCTAATATCACTCATACTCACGAATATAAAACAAATCCATCACAACGCGTTGTAACTGTAAAAATGGATGTTAACAACGACGCATTAACTCATATTGTCAACGGACAAAATGCAGATAGAGATGCAACATTCACATTCTAGGAGGTCAGGCAATGGATTTACAAATCAAACAAAAAGATGGAAATAAATATAAGTTGTCTGACTTCGGTTTTCGAGTGAAAGATATTGTCATCGAAAGTCCGGAGATTGAAGATAACTACGAAACAAAAGAAAATACAAGTGGTCGTATGTTACTTAGCAGTCAGTATCGTAAAAGAAAAATTACGGTACCCTGCTATGTAGTTAGTACGAAACTTAATGATATACCAAGATTAAGAGATAAATTTTATGATTTGACTGTTAACACCGAACCTGTTTGGATAAGAGAACTTAGATACGCAGAAGAACACAACTATAAATTTTTGCAACCTACTGAAGAAGATTATCAATCATATGACAAATACGGTTATCCAATATTTGATCATAATATGATGAATGATAATTTTTACACTAGTGGTAAACAGTATCAGGTTAAATGCTCATCGGTTATAACTCCAGAAAACAAGGGCAAAGTTATTAATTTTGATTTAGTTTTCGAAACGATTGAGATACCATTTGCCGAAAGTATAGGAACTTCATTGGACTTAGAAAATAAACCTAATAAAGCGTTATGGTCTAATGACATGCTAGTTCCATTTGACGAAGAAAGTGACAAGAGAACTTATACTTTTACTAACTGTTGGAATAATAGTGTTTATTATCACGGAAATGTTCCTAATAATGAGTTTAAACTTTATAAAAAAGTAACAATCGTTCTAGGTAAAAGCGTAAGTAGTAAAGAAAACTTTCAGTTTACATTAGGGAAATCGGATTATATGAAAATTAGCAACATAAACCTTAAAAAAGGCGACAAAATTGTATATGATGGCGTTCAAACATGGCGTAATGGCACCCCAATCAATCATCGTTGTTCTAATGCACAACCTAAGTTTTATCCTGGTTGGAATGACTTTAGTTTTAACCAACAAATCAAATCTGTAACGTTCGATATGAAATTTTATTATAAGTAGGTGGTTATTAAATGCCAGTATTATTTAGCCCGATAAGAGGTATAGGAGAGCCAGTCTATGTTACTACAACTACCACATCTAAATTAGGTTCTGAAACAGTTGTACAGTGTAAATTACTTGAAGATAAATATAACTATAACGTTATACGTGGGATTGATAAGCGTTGGTCGTTAACACAACTTACTGGACCTAACGACAAAAGAGAATATGTTGCTTATATCATCGATAGAAAAACTCACGGTAGAAATCAAGAAGTTACTGTAACACTTAGAGAAAAGCCAATAGATATCATTAAGAGAAAAAGAGTATATGACAAAATAGACGGGCCACATAAACCACCAGACTTTTTTGAGAAAATATTCAAAGGTACTGGTCTTAAATACAAAGTGCCTAGTAATTTATTTGTATCTGAAATTAAAGACTCTGGCGAGGGAGAAAGCGTCGAAGATTTACTAAAAAAAGGTTTAGAGGCATGGGACTTAGAATTTGATATACATCATGATTACAAAACAAACACATATACTTTTGAATTTACGCCATATTTAGAAAAAAGAGCAACTTATCATATAGATGATGAAATTAACGCAAATAATATGAAATTAGAAGAAGATAGTGGTCAAATGTATACCTATGTTAAAGGGTACGGTTCATATACAGACGAAGAAGGCTTAGATGGTGCAGGTCTTATAGTAGAATTTGAACATCCTAATATGAAAGATTACGGACGTTTTGATGCACCACCAGTTAAAGATGGTTCTATTACTGATCCAGATATTATGCGTGCTAGATTACAATCAGTTATTAATTCATCTATAAAGCGCTCTTTAACTTTAGACTTTATAGCATTGCGAAATCATTATCCTAATGCCGTTCCGAGAGTTGCAGATATCGTTAAAGTTAAACATTCAATATTAGGTATCAATGAATTCATGAGAATTGTCGAAGTCAAAACCATTAGAGATGCAGAAAACAATATAGTGAAACAAGATGTGACATTAGGCGACTTCAATAGACACAATCGCTACTTAGAGCGTATTAGTCAAGCAGCACAAGTAGTAGGAGGTTTAGGTGGCGGTTTTGCAAATTCATATCGTACCACATACGCCAAAGCTAATGCTGCTATCACTTCTACACGAAAGTCTATTGACTCTAATAAAGCATTACACGGCAATGAGAATGGAATTAGAGCAATTGTAGAAAAAGATCACATACTCGAATATAACAGGAATGGGAAATTCCGAGTGTCTCATGACAGAGGGAAAACATGGCAAGTTATCGCAAGTGCTAAAAGTGGATTTAACAAATACGTAATACCAAAAGCGACTGATAAATCTTCTGGATTAATGAGTAATACTGATAAAAAGAAAGTTGATAGACTTCATTATAATCGTTTAAAAATGCAAGGCGAAAACGGCAAATATTATAACATCACGATAGATAAAGATGGAAAATTACAAGTTAAGGAGGCGTAGCAATGCGTAAGACAATATATACCAAGCTAGATACTTTATTTAGTTCACGGTATGTGAGAGAAAATGAGCTAAATTACATTGCTATACGAGACATGCTAACTAATATTGAAGAAATATTAGTAAAGCATGGTAAAACCGAAAAGCAAGCTCATAACTCTGAACAAATTGTATATAGATTGCCTACTGGTCCTAATGTTACTGTAGGACAAGAATTAGGATATCAAAGTAAACGTATTAGAAATTTAGTATTAGGAACAATTGGTAATGGTCTACAAGAAGTGAGAGACAGTCGTACATCAATTGACGCTCAAAACTTCCCTATACTTTCAGAAAGATTAAGACATGACTTTACTAGAATAGACGAAAAAATAGACAAAGAATTAAATGTAGCTGATGATGCTACTTATCTGTTTACGCCCCCATTTATCGCAAGTGCTGAACAAGGTGTTAACGAAACACCTAACAATAATGATCCTGACGATAACCGAAAAGTGTTTTATGACAAATTTGTTGACAACAAGTATGTTACGAAAAAATATGTAGGTAAAGACCAAAGTAACAAGTACAATGTTTATGCTTATGATTTCAAACCTCAAAACTATACAAAAACTTTACTCATCACATCATGTATACACGGGAATGAATACAGCGCATTTTATGCTTTAAGTCGCTTTATGGATTTAGTCGTCAATGAATGGAACAAGTATTCACAACTCGCTTATATACGTAAAAACGTGAGAGTTGTTATAGTCCCTATTGTTAACCCTTGGGGCTTTGCTAATAATGAACGCGAGAATGTAAATAATGTAGACTTAAATCGTAATTTTGACTATTATTGGTCAAATGGTAGTGGTACACGTTCTACTGGTAAAAACTACAAAGGGACTAAGCCGTTTAGCGAGAGAGAAAGTAGAAACATGAAAGCATTAGTAGAAGGCTTAGGAGATATTACAGCTCACGTAGATTGTCATAATATTGTTTCACAAGTAAGTGACTATTGTTTATTCTATCCACGTTTTGCAAATCAACCTAACAATGTGATGACTGAAATGCTTTCAGAAATGTCAGATCATGGAGATTATGTAACTTGGGGTTCAAGTACATTAGCCTCATTTAGTAACTGGGTGGGTATTAAGCATGGTACAACCTCTTTCTTACCTGAAGTGTACGAAGGCAGAGCTGGAAAACCTAGAGGCGCTCAAGAGATGTGGCGTTCAGTTTATTACTTAGGAAATATCATCTCCAAATTATCAAAACTAGACACTAACAAAGAAGGTAGAATTGCAAATCAACCTATTGTTAAGTCTTTAGTTTATAGTAGTAGATTTGATAAAAAAGATACTAAGCCTTTTTCACTTATCGCTAAAAAAGATTATCAACGTATGTTAATGACACAACAACGTTTCCAAGTCACAGCTAATGGTTTTGTAGAGTTAAATGGTTCTATTACTGTAGAAGTTGATAGAGATACAACGATAGCTGTAGCACCTTATGTAGTACAAAACTATCATCCGTACAGTGGTAACGGGAAAAGTAGAAAACGTCACTTATACAGAGTGAGAATGCCAGTTAAAAAAGGATGGCATACTATACCACTTCATGCAATAGCTCCTGTTCAATATTCAACAACGAGTCCAGATAATGTTCATAGATCTAACGAAGTTATGGGTGTTATAGATATATTAAGAACTAAAGGCGTTGCAAAAGTTAGAAACTTAATTATCAACCTTACTTTTACACCTTCGCATTCACACACAGCAGTTCAAATTCTTAAATCTGGTGGGTATGGTAACCAAAAAGAGAAAACATTCCATCAAGTTTATCCTGATAAACCGAGCGCATATACTAAGACAAACAAAATTATTCATAAAACTAAAAAGAAATAATAAGGAGGCTTCATAATGGACGGATTTTATAAAGAAGCTAGAATTACTACTGTTGATGAACCTTACTTAAAGCCAATATCTGATGAAGGTATTGGCTTTTATAATATGGATATAAATACTGCGGTATTAACTTTTCAAGTGCGTAGAGAAATAAACGGGGAAAGTTATCCCCTAGAGATTAGCGAAGCTAACACTGAGATAACAGCTTATTTTGTTTCCGATAACGGTTCTTCAACCGGAAGGGTTAAAGTTGAATATGTTAATCCTATGAAAGGCATTATACGTTTAACTTTAGACAGTAATTTCCTGAAGGCTTCTACTGACACTCATGTGACTGGTCAAATTTATATCAAAGCAGTTGGTCGTAAAGATACAGTTGTACTTAACGAGTTTCGTTTTTACGTAAAAGATGCATTAATTAACCAAATAGATGCTGATATTAAAATCAGATATATTAGAGAGATTGACGATCTTGTTGATTTAGTGAAAGACAGAATTGATACTGTATCAAAAGAATTAGAAAACGTTCAAAATGCTGAAGAAGAATTCATGAATTTTGTAAATACTCAAAAGTCAGAATTTGTTAAACAAGTTAAAGATTTGCGGGAACAAATGGAAGGTTTCGCAAAACAAACCGAAACAGAGTTAACAGACTATCTAAATAATATTAACGATAAAATTTTAGAGGTCAACGAACGACTAAATTCGGCAACTGAAGGAGTTATAACAGAGGAAAACTTAGACGAGCACCTTATCAACTACGCTAAAAAAGATGAAGTTAATCAGCAGTTATCTAAGAAGGCAAACGAAGATGAATTTAAGACACTTTCTGATGGTTTAGATGAATTAATACAAAACAAAGTTAATGAAGCTATAAAGAGTGCCACAGGTCAATTATCAGCACTTACAGAAGCCGAAGGTTTTGCTATAAGATTAGACAACGTTGATTTATCTACTATGAATAAGATTGATAAAACTGGCTTTTATTATCTGTACAATCCTACAAATTCTCCTGATCCTGATAATCAAAGCGGTTACGCTATTGTGATATCACGAAGTGAAACGTACAAAAAAGTGTTGTTCATGCCATATAACAAACATAGAATATATTCACGTAATATGATGGGCGAAACGACAAGATGGGGTTCTTGGTATGACGCTACAAAGGGTGTAGTAATTCCCGGATCTAATCCAGTTGTTTAGGAGGTAAGTCATAATGAAGAAAAACTCAATAACTTATTCGTTAACCTTTTTAATGGTTTTAGGTTTTGGCGCTCTAATGTTTGAAAGAGGCTTCTTTTGGACAAGAGAACAAGAAGCTATTATTAGAGACAGCGATTTTTACTTAGCACTACACCACGTTATGCCTATTTGGATATGGGGCGTACTTGCTATGGTTTTTAGTGCTTTTATTATCGCAGCACCTTTCTTTTTACCCACACAAAAGATGAATAACATATTTAACTATCTTATTTGCATTGGGGGTTGGGGCAATGCTTGTTTTTACTTCTTAATGACATCTGCAAGTGTGTTTCATGCTATCAATTGGCTTTCTCCTCTGCAATTTTCTACTTTCACTATGATTTGTGGAATTATGGGGTTCTATGGAGGTGTGGAGATTGTCGGAAAAAGAAGATAAATATGTATTACGTACCGAATGGATACAAAACACTGGAAAAATTTATGAAAAAATTAACGAAAACGACAGAAAGCACATCGAAGCATATAGTACGCTTGATAAAAGATTAGAAAAACAAACAGGTTTACAAGAAAAACAGTTCGAATCACAAGAGCGATTAGAAAAGCACTTAGAGAAAATTAGTAGTGTAATTGAAAAAGTTGGGACAGAGTTCACTGACGTAAAGTACACAGTTAAATCTCACGAAGCACAATTAGAAAATATAAATAAGTCAATTTCTGATAAACAAAAAGGAAATATTCAAGTTTTTATAGCTTTAATCGGTGGAGGAGCAACTATAATTGGGGCAGCAATTGGACTTGCACAATATATATTCTAAGTCGACACTATTGTGTCGGCTTTTTATTTTGAAAATGAAAGTAGGTGTATGAATGGCAATATTACCAAAAAGTGGAAAACCTACTGCCTCTCAAGTTGTAAATTGGGCTAAATGGATGGCTAAGAACCATAAAGGGGTAGATATTGACGGAAGATATGGTTTCCAGTGTTAACTTTCAGCACCATTAGTGAGTAATCATTAATGAAAACTCCTCTAATTCATGGGAACCCCTAACGTAAAGACGAGGGCAATCATGAGCGAAGCCTAGAAATAGGAACGTGCAACGACTAGTCGAAAGACGTACGCTCAAGCGAGTGGAAACGGGGAGCAACCTATTGGGTTGATGATATAGTCTGAACATTCATAGAAATATGAAGAAGGTAGTAAGTAGCGAATACTATCGTAACAATATTGTGGGATTTACCTAACTATATTTTTCAAAGATATTGGCATTTTAGAACTTGGGGAAATGCAAACGCTATGGCAAATCGTAGTCAATACCCTAATAGATCGTGGAAGATTTATAGAAATACATCTAGTTTCACACCTAAGCCTGGTGATATAGCAGTATGGACTTATGGTTGGGCTGGACATACTGCAATAGTTGTTGGTCCTAGTGATAAATCACACTTTAAATGTGTGGACCAGAATTGGGTTGGGTCTAACCAATGGAGTGGTTCGAGAGCGGCTTTTGTTAATCATAACTATAACGGTAACGGCGGGAACATCTATTTTATTAGACCGCCATACAAAGCTGAGAAAAATCCTCCTAAGCCTAGCGATAGCTCAAGTAGTTCAAGTAGTTCAAGTAATACGGCAACAGACAACAATAAAACAGTCACAATCAAAAAGAAACAAACGCACATCAATTTCACTATTGACGATGGAGAACCAACATATCCTGAATTTATCCCTCACGATATCGTACAAGGCAAAGATAGAGGATATAATCCTAAAAAAGTGACTATAAGAAATGCGAATACGATGTGTTCTGTGCTTGACTTATACTTTGACAGAGAAAAATATCTAACTGACAAAGAATATCCTCACTACTTCATAGATAGAAATCATATATGGCAACCGAGATTAGAAACGTACGAAGTACCAAGCCACCCAGACAATATTGTCATTGAAGTTTGCCAAGATTTATCAGCAAGTAAAGATGATTTTATAGTCAATGAAATACACACTATGTTGCAAGCAGTTTCAAGAATGAAATATCAAGGTATACCAGTTAAACCATCTTCTATTGAAGTTGATACATCTAATATTTGGAGAAGTGTATATGAGCACGGAGATTGGGATATATCACTCAATGGGTTACCACCTAAGAAAAATGTAGATAAAACCATTAATGGTCTTTTATACCTTTATAAAAACAGTAAAAAATTACTTTCTGAAATACCTAAAGACAAAGTTAAAACAAAAACAATTAAGGTTACTGTTTCAGCTTCTAGTGTTAATAAAAACAAATCTACAACGACAACTAAAAAAGGAAGCAAAGAACCTTCTGTGGTGATTTCCAGAAGTGCTTATTCATTCAAAAGAGCCGTAGCTATTCAAATGACTAAATCTCCTCAAATCAACTATGGTAATGGATGGTATGGTGCCAGTTATTCGGCAACCCTTAATGCTATGAACTCCTTAAAAATATGGAATAGCAAAACGCAAAAATATCAAATGCTTAATTTAGGTAAATATCAAGGTATTTCAGTTTCAGCACTTAATAAAATATTGAGAGGAAAAGGCTCTTTATCTGGGCAAGGTAAAGCAGTTGCTTATGCTTGTAAGAAATACAATTTGAATGAAATATACTTGATTGCACATGCTTTTCTGGAAAGTGGTTATGGTACATCTTACTTCTCAAGCGGTCGTGCGGGTGTTTATAACTACTTTGGTATTGGTGCGTATGATTCGGACCCTGATAATGCTATCCCTTATGCAAGAAGTCGTGGTTGGACTACTCCCGCTAAAGGTATAATTGGTGGTGCTAAATTTGTAAGACAAGGTTATATTAGCAAAGGTCAAAATACTTTATACCGTATGCGTTGGAATCCACGTAGTCCAGGAAATCATCAATACGCTACCGACGTACGCTGGGCACAAGTTCAGGCAACAACAATCAAAAATCTGTATGACAAAATCGGAATTAAAGGCGAACATTTTATTAGAGACAGATATAAATAACAGGGCTATGTGCTGACAGCATGTAGCCCTAAATTATTAAAAAGAGGTGTTTAAATGGAAACGTACAAAACCGGTACAGTTAACACGATTATCAATGAGAATGGTGTTGATTTAGGAAATATAAACGTTAACTTGTACACAATGGATAATATGACTTCTGTTATTGATATCCATCTCAAAAAGAAAAATTTGATTAGTGAACAACAAGAATATATTCCGGTTAACTTTAACCAAACAAAGTTTAAACCTATACTGCATGTTTTTGCTCAAGACGGATCTATTTTCACTAATGAACCTCTTGAAATCATCAAACCTGAAGAGGGTTATGTAAGATATATCATTCCAGAATATATCACTAAACATGTTGGTCAGATGCAATGCAAACTATTTTTGGAAAACCCAGAAAATAACGATAGCAGTCATGTTGCTAATTTTTACTTTACTGTTAACGATAGCGGTATAACTAAAAGTATTGGTAAGGAAATACGTGTAGAATTGCTAAATGATATCGTTGAAAAAGTAATGAAAAATAATGTAGAGATTTTTAAAGGTCCTAAAGGAGATACTGGAGAACAAGGTCCAGCAGGACAAGACGGTAAAGATGGTAAAAATGGCATTAATGGTATCGATGGTATAAATGGTAATCCAGGTCCACAGGGGCCAACTGGTCCAAAAGGCGATACAGGAAAACAAGGTATCACAGGCCCACCAGGTCCTAAAGGAGAAAAGGGAGACCCTTTCACATATCAAGACTTCACCCCTGAACAATTAGCAAATTTAAAAACTTCCATTGAAATGATAAAAAGTGATTTAATCGCAATAAATGGAGCTCAAACGTATGCTTTTTCGGACAATGCATTACCAAATTATACAATATTAAAATTCCCAAATATAACTATTGTGAGAGTGTATGGATATTTTTCAAATTTATCTACCGGTACAGTATTCACACAAATTCCTAGACAATTTGCTCCAACTCAGTCATTTGAAAGTAAGGGAATTGCTAGATTAGCTACAAATACCTTAACGATTTTCAGAATTTCTAACTATGGAAGTATTTCTGTTCAAGGCCAACCAGATAATACCTCAGTCTTATTAGATACTTGGTGGATAATATAAAGAAAGAAGGTTTTTAAATGTATAAACAATACTTTAAAAAGTCTAATGGCGAAGTATTCTTGTTTGATGACAAATCAGATGAAGTTACTGATGAATTTACAGAAATCAAACCTGATGAAGGGCTTTATGCACCTATTCATTTTGACGGACAAAAGTGGGTAGGTACACCGTATGAAGAATGGATAGCCAATCATCCTAAACCAGATGAAGTTGAAGAAATACCAGATGAAAAAGATGAAATTATTGCTGATTTATCTATTCAATTATTAGAAGCACAAAATGCAATTTCTACAGTACGAAATGATGTGGCGAATTTAACTATACAACTATTGGAGCGTGAATAATTTGAGAAATATAGGAATTAGATACTATAAGATGGGGCTTTATACTAATGAACAATTCGCGTTATTTGTAAAAAGAGGGTTTGTAACGCCGGAAGAATATTTAGAATTAACGGGTGTTGAATATAATCCAGAAAAAGCACATGCATAACTAATTCACCGGACTTTTTAGTCCGGTTTTTTATTGGAGGTAAAACATGTTAATGAATGTACTTAATTTAAATGATTCACAAGACGGCAATCGCATTAAACAAGGTGACCTATCACATATGCGATACATCTTATCTGACACTAACAAAGACGACTTAAAACTAGACGGATTACCTGCAAAAGTATTTCTCACTGACAGTACAGGTGTCAAATATATCTACGACACTACAGTTAGGCAATATGACAATGCCTATGTGTGCGATGTTGTAATCAATCAGATTATCCCTGCAAACACATATTCATTAGAAATATGGGTGGATAACAAGTATGTATTCCCGTCTGATAAGAAAACGAAAATCGAAGTAACTGAAAGTGTGATTGGTAGACAATTGATCAATACACAAAACCATGATTTATGGCAAGAGATGATTGAATATGGTGTAAAAAATGGATTGATTAAGAACCAAACTGAAACCGAAGTAAATTATTCTCCTCTCAAAAATTTAACAGGAGTGTTTATTGGTGATAGTATAACTGAAGTTAATTTTAGAACATCAAAGAATTACCATCAATTTATAGCAGAACGTACAGGCTTAAATGTAATTAATTTAGGTGTGAGTGGTACAGGATACGTAGACCGAATTAACGCAGTTGATTCTATCACAGAACAACCTGATTTCATCTCTGTATTTTTAGGAACGAATGATTATTCAGGAGTTACAGGTAGCAAATTATTAGGAGATGTGACTGACACCGATGCTCCTACAGTCGCCAGTCATATATATGCATTATTGAATAACTTGATTAACAAGTTTCCTAACACACCTGTTCTAACTATCACACCTTTACCAAGAATTGAAAGTAACCCTTACGATGAAAACAAAGGAGAAAATGGTTATTCATTGTATGAATTATCAAAAGTGATTAAAGGAGTATCTAAACGTTTAGGTGTTCCGTGTTTAGATTTATATCATTGTAGCCATTTAAGACCATGGATTGATGAAGTTAATCAACATTTCTTTTCATATCAAGAAGGACAAGCAGATGGTTTACACCCTAATTATAGAGGCCATGAATACATTTCATATCCAATACAATCATTTCTCGAACAACATGCTATTGTAGGAGAAATACAACCATTTGTATCAGACGAAGCACCAGTTATTAAGATTGTACCAAAAGCATCGTTTGAAACATTAGAAGATGGCTCAACACTTGCCACTATTCCTAGCGTTCAACCTACATGGATAGAAGATCAAAGTTTCATGTTAAGAATACCAGTAGAAACATTGAATTTAAAAAGCAAAAAAATAGCAGAAGTTGATTATAACGGAAATAAGATTTTAAAACCTAATGATATATTAAATAATAGTCCGTTTTGGTATGCCGTTTCAAGTTATCCTAAAGGTGAATTCAATCGCATAGATGAAATTAACGATTTTGTACAACACTTGAATTATGTCGGCGATACTGAATACGGAAAAACTTACAAACCAATCACAATTAAAATTAAATATAAATAATTGATAGCTGACCTTTTTAGGTCGGCTTTTTAATTTAACTAAAAGGAGTGTTATAATTGAGAAATTTTTTAGGGATAAATTGGCATGTAAGATTTAATAATCCTATAGCTATTGTTCAATTAATTGTAGGTGCATTTATGCCTATTCTTGTTTATTTAGGGATTGATTGGCATTCATTAACTACTTGGGGTGCTGTTGGAGAAGCTTTATTAAAATTTATTAGTAATCCAATTGCTGTAATTGGTGTGTTGGTAAGTCTATATATGTCGGCAGTAGACGGTACAAGTGCTGGTTTATCCGATAGTTTAATGGCTCAAGAATATAAGAAACCTAATAAGGAATAGGAGGCCTATAAAATGGCAGAAAAATGGAATGGAGTACCAGTGCGTTACGATTTGTTGCCTATTGGAACACGTCGGAGTGGAGAAGCATTACACACTAAAAATGGAAAGCCTAGTTTTGCAGTTATTCATGATACTGGGAATCCAAATACTACTGCACAAGATAATGTAAATTATTATAAAAATACGTATAATATTGCTTGGAGCATGGTAGCAAGCGCACATATATTTGTCGATGACAAAGAAGCAATTATATGTATTCCAGTTACAGAGGTAGCATGGCACGTCATGTTGAATACTACTATAGATAATCAGTGGTATAATGCTGACGCTGACTATGCAGCGTTTGGTGTAGAAGCATGTTACTTCACAGATAAGAAACGTAGCTTAAAGTCGTTAGATAATGCAGCACGTATCATGGCGTATTTAACTAAGTTTTGGAAAATTAACTATAAAAATGAAATGCCAGGCCATCAAGACATACAGTATGACAAACAAGATCCGGGTAACTTACTAGAAGCTTGTGGTTTAGGTCGTAATACAAGTATTTTTGACGGTTACGTAGCTAAACATATTGATGGATTTAAAGTTCCTAAAGTTAGCAAGAAGAAAGCCGGAAACAAAGGTAAAAATAAAGAAAAACCTAAATCTAAGCCATCAACAAAAGATTACCAAAGTGCAATCAACTATATGTATAGCTTGAAAGGTAAGTTTGTTGACTTCGATAATCGTTGGGCATATCAATGTATGGACTTAGCAGTTGATTACGTATATCACATAACTAATGGTAAAGTTAGAATGTGGGGTAATGCGAAAGACAGTATTCTCAACATATTCCCTAAAGGTTGGAAGATTGTTAAAAATACATCAGATTATGTACCACCAGTTGGAGCAATTGGTGTATGTACGTATGGTATATACCAAAGATACGGTCACATTTATTTAGTTTGGGATAATAGTGGAAAAACTAACACACAAACTGTATTAGAACAAAATTTTGATGGTAATGCAGATACGCCTGCAAAACTACGTGTTGATAATTTTTATGGAACAACACATTACATCGTGCCATCGTTTGTTGACGAAGACTATGATGTTAATAAAATTAAAACAGTCACGACACGTAAGGCTACAAATAAATATAATGGTAAACGAGTACCTAAAAACTTAGTATGGAGTAAAACGCCTCATTACATTGCAAAAGCAGACAGAGCAGGTGTCACTATCTGTAAAGATGTTAAAAATGGATATATGAAGAAAACCAATCTAGTATACAAAGCAGGTTATAGTCCGTTTTACGTGTATGAAGTGCGTGAAGGTTGGGCACGTGTTTATTCAGAAAGTAGTAATTACTGGGTATGGCATGAGCGCTTGATCATCACTAAAGAATTTAAACACAACGAAACAAGAGATGGTAAAAAAGCAAGTAAGCAAACAAAAGAAATGAAGAAAATAGCAAAGAAATCTAAAAATAAGCTATCTATAGGTCAAATACCACCTAAAAAATTAGGTTGGCAACGTAAAAAGTACTTTGCAGCACGTGCAGATAGCTTTGGTGCAACGATACTTAACAGACATGGCGGTAAAGGTAATTATTCGTGGAACATGACTAATACAACATATGGTAAAGGTCAATTATTCTATGTTTACGAGATTATCGATGGTTGGTGTCGTGTACACGGTCCTAGCGATAACTACTGGGTATGGCACGAAAGACTTAGAATTACAAAAGTATATTAATTTATGTGGTATAATATAGGTACCACGTCATTATACAAGGGTAGTCACTATGGCTACCCTCTTTTTTATTGTATAATAATCTTTGTTCCCGATTTCAAACTAATACTATATTCTAAACCACGTTCTTATGAGCGTGGTTTTTTGTGTACACGTGTCAAATACGTGTCAAAATAGTTATACTCTTTTAGTTTTATTTAGAAAATAAATCTTTGAAAACACTGTATTTATGGCTATTTAGTTTTATTTAGAAATTTATTTTTATCCCTCCGTTTCCGTACTATACCGTTGATATGACGGGCTTTCGAGAGAGTAAGTGTCAAATAAGTGTCAAGAGAATATTTCTCTGACACGTTGGCCTTGCTCTTTTTTATGTTCTTCTAATAAATGTGAATACGTGTCTAACGTTTGTGATATAGTAGCGTGACCTAAACGTTTACTTATATACTCGATTGGTATTCCTTTAGATAGTAAGTAAGATGTGTGCGTATGTCTGAGTGAATAGGGAGTTATATTATTATCGTTTAATCCTATCACTTCTTTAGCTTTTCTAAATGCTTTACTTACTGATGTATGACTAACCGAGAATAACTTGCCATCAATTCTACGCGGCATTTTAGCTAATTTTGAATTTATGTGCATGATATCTTTTGAATTAACTTCTACATCACGTTTTGAATTCTTTGTTTTCGTTCCAGGCAAATGAATTATGCCATTCGCTTTGTTTAGATCTTTGTAAGTCATATTGATGACATCGCTATATCTTGCGCCAGTAATGCCTAATAGATATAGCAAAACATAACTTTCTTCATCTCTTTTCTTGAAATAATCTAGCAAGTTTAAATAGTCTTTTATCGTAATAAACTTAAATTTCTCATCTTTAGCTTTTTCAGTCCCTTTGATATTTACATTATAAGTAGGGTCTTTCTTCAAATAGCCATCGTATAACGCGTCTCTAATACATCTAGCAAGACAACCGTGAACTTTTCTTACTGTTTCATCAGTGTGACCTTGTGCGTATTGATTTAAAAACTTTTGATACTCACTACGTGTGATATTTTTAACTAACATATTTTCTCCGAAATACTCACTGAATAATTTAATCGATCTTTCATACCAGTAGAATTGTTTGCTAGATAACTGTTTCTTGTTCTTAATTTTTATCCAGTCATCGTAGTAGTCAACGAACTTTTTATTATCTTCAATGTTGTTGCCATCTTCTAAATCTCTAATTAATTGTTGTGCTGCGTTTGTAGCCTCAGCTTTTGTTTTAAATCCAGATTTACGTTTTTTGCCAGATTTCAAACTAGGGTGTTTAACATCGTATTGCCATGATGAGCTTGTCTTATTTTTGCGTTTTGTTACTGTAAATGTTGCCATTTTCCGTGTTCCTCCTCAAAAAAAGTAAAAAATAATAAGGGTAGGAATGCTACCCGTAAAATTATTGTGAAGTTAACCTTAAAGTTTCTCTGTATTGTATAGCTTTTGGTTCGTCTGTAAATTGGACTGTATTATTGTGTTCTGATAAAATTTTATCCTTAATTTCATCAATATTAACTTTAAAGAATTCTTTTCTTCCATTAACTTTATTAAC